ACATAGACGCAGAGATTTTTGGTCTCAACCATGTTCTCTTGGATTTGATCTTTCTCAAGGGGACGATTTTTGTGCATTTACATTTTTATTTCCTTTATCGAATAGTTCTTTTGGAATAAAAACTCGGTGTTATATTTCTTCATTAACATTGAAGAAATTACCTGGTGCTATGAGAGCTAAGTATGAACAATTTATTGAAGAAACTAGTTTACAGGTACTTGAATGTACAGTTCTAGATATGATGGAAGTATATGAAGATCTTGATAGTTTTATAATTTCATCAAGTTATGATGTTCGTTCTGTTGGATTTGATCCCTATAATGCTAAAGAATTTATTGAAAGATGGGAAAAGGAGAACGGACCATATGCGATAGAAAAGGTTATTCAAGGAGCCAAAACAGAATCTGTTCCACTTGGAGAATTAAAAACTCTTTCAGAAGAAAGAATGTTGATATTTGACCAGGAACTTATGAGTTTTGCAATGGGTAATGCCATTACTTTGGAAGACACAAATGGTAATAGAAAACTTTTAAAAAGACGATATGAACAAAAAATTGATCCTGTTTCCGCATTAATGGATGCTTATGTTGCTTATAAAGCAAATAAAGAAGCATTTGAATAGGAGAACATATGTGAAAGTTAAAATAGAAAATTATTTAAAACATGTTGGCGTTAAAGGTATGAAATGGGGAGTTCGAAAGAGTAAAGAAAATAGTGGTAAAGGATATTCTGTCGATAAAGATGGTCGGATATCAATTGAAAAAGGTTTTATTCTTCAACGGATATATAATAAGAATAAACAGAATAGTGGAGAGTTTGGAACTAATTATTTTTCTTTTACCAAAAAAGATAACGATACTTATTTAACAATGCTTGGAGCAGGAGCACATTCTAAGATTGCTTTTATTAAAAAACTTGCTTCCGATACTATATCTCGATCGTCTGCAAAAGAGCGTTTGAAATCTCCGAGTAGAGAAGAAGCCTTTAATATTTTAAATGAGTCACTTAAAAATAGTGGTAAAAAAGGTTTTTCTGGAAGTTTTAAAGATCCTAGAGCTTTAGAATGGTATAAAAAAGAAAATGCTCGCGTGGTCAAATCAAGAAAAACTATTGAGTTTGAAGCATATAAAAAAGCTTTACTTAAAAAAGGTTTTAATATTCTTCTAGATGAGTCGGATGCGGGATTTCTATCTGAAATGCCAATTCTTGTTTTGGATGGTGGACGTTCCATCAAAAAAGTAACTATAAGTGATTTTTCAAAAAGTTCTCTTGATGCTGCAAAAAAGCGTATGTTTATGGCAGGTATGAATAGAACTATGGAAGAAATTTCAAAAGCTGGTTATTAAATATATTTTTAAAGGAGGATTTTAGTGAATGATCTAACAGCAACAGAACTTAAAGTTTTAAATAATGTAACAGATGTTCGTAGTCTCGCAGTAGATCTTGGAACAAAAATTCAGACAGTTATTGATAGTTTAGTTAAAAGTATGAGCAGTCCATCAAATGCCGTGAATGCTTGGGCATTATTGACTCTAGATGGTGTAGTTAAAGATAGTCAAAAAGTATTAATTGGTGTTGATACTTATGAATTTCTAGCAGATGCTGAACAGACAAAAACTTTTCCAGGACACATTGCAGTAGATATTGAAGCAGATACTGTAAAAGCAGTTGGAGAATTGACTGTGGACACTAAACCTACAAGCGGTGATAAAATGACTATTGGAACTAAAGTATACACTTTTGTTCCTGTAGGAACCGATACTGCTGATGGTGAAATTTCTATTGGTGCCGATTTAGCAGGAGCCCAAGCAAATATTCTAGCAGCAATTAATGGTACAGACGAATTTAATATTGCTCATAGTTTGGTTAGTTGTAGTACCTGGGGACAAGCAGACTCTTGTGTTATTACGGCGCTTGTTGGTGGAACTCCTGGAAATACTATTGCTACGACAGAAGTATTCACTGCTGAGACTAATGTTTTTGACGGGGTTCATTTAGTAGATGGTGCGGATTGCGAACCAGAAAGTGCTGTTACAGCACTTCTATTAGCAATTTCTACTAGTGGTACCGAACTTGTTGATGCCATTATGGGAGAAGGTGCAGTTACTATAGAAGTAACAGCAGTTACTGCTGGAGAAGCAGGTAATCTTATTAGCCTTAATGAAACATTAACTAATGGTAGTTGGGGAGAAGGTGTAACTGAAATGGCGGAGGGTCTAGATGGCACAGTTGGTGTTTCTGGTGCATTAATGGTTGATGAGGATTATTTATACATTACTCTTGCCCCAAATACCGTTTCTGGTAAAAATTGGGTTCGCGTTGCCGTTGAATCTTTTGTTGGTAGTGGTGGCGAGAATTAATTTGAACTTTTCGAAGAAAGGAGGTAATGCATAGTGCCAAATACATCATTAGGTGATAGATTTAAAAATGCATGGAATGCTTTTCGAAATATTGATTCTTATGAATCGCCACCTTTAGGACCTAGTTCTAGTATCAGACCCGATCGTGTTCGTTTACGATGGGGAAATGAACGATCAATTGTTTCTTCAATTTATACTAGAATAGGAATTGATGTTTCTGCTATTCCTATCAAACATGTTCGTCTTGATCGAAATGGAAGTTATCTAGAATCTATCATGTCTGGTTTAAATAATTGTCTTACTCTCGAAGCCAACATAGATCAAAGTTCCAGAGCTTTTATGCAAGACGTAGTTATGTCTATGTGTGATGAAGGTTGTGTTGCTATCGTTCCAGTTGATACTACAATTAATCCTTTAATTAGTGGTTCTTATGATATTTTAACTATGCGTACTGGAAAAATTATTGAGTGGTATCCAGAACATGTACGTGTTAATCTTTATAATCAAAAACGTGGACAAAAAGAAGATATTATTCTTCTCAAAACTACCGTCGCAGTTATAGAGAATCCACTTTATTCGGTAATGAACGAATCAAATTCCACTTTGCAGCGATTAATAACTAAACTTAATTTATTAGATGTAATTGATACCCAAAGTGGATCAGGAAAATTAGATTTGATAATTCAATTACCATATGTAATTAAAACCGCGGCTAGAAAACAGCAAGCTGAAACGAGAAGAAACGACATCGAATCGCAATTAAAAGATTCACAATATGGGATTGCATATACTGATGGAACAGAAAAGGTAACTCAGTTAAATCGTCCTGCCGAGAATAATTTAATGGCGCAAATTGAATACTTAACGAGTATGCTATATAGCCAGTTAGGTTTGACAAAGGAAATATTCGATGGAGCAGCTGATGAAAAAGCCATGCTTAATTATTACAATCGTACTATTGAACCTATTGTTTCTGTCATTACGGATGGAATGAAACGAGTATTTTTAACAAAAACAGCACGGACACAGGGACAATCTATTATTCATATTAGAGATCCATTTAGTTTAGTTCCAACGTCCCAGATTGCGGAAATTGCTGATAAATTTACTCGAAATGCCATTCTTTCTCCTAATGAAGTTCGTGGAATTATAGGATTCAAACCAAGTGAGCAAGCTGGTGCTGATAAATTAGAAAATAAAAATTTAAATCAGCCACCAGATTCAGATAATATTAAAAAAAATGAAAGGAATTTAGATGAAACCAAATAATTTTGATTTTGGAGGTTATGTTACTAAGGTTAATCTTAAATGCGCTGATGGACGTATTATTTTAAAAGACGCATTTAAAGATAATGATGGTGAAACGGTACCGTTGGTGTGGCAACACATCCATGGTGAATCTTTTAATGTTCTTGGTCATGCAGTACTTGAAAATCGAGACGATGGTGTTTATGCTTTTTGTACATTTAATGATACTCCAACTGGACAGAATGCTAAACTTTTAGTTGAACATGGCGATATTACTGCATTATCGATCTATGCTAATGGTCTAGTTGAAAAAGCAAAAGCGGTTGCTCATGGAATTATTCGTGAAGTTAGTCTTGTTTTAGCTGGAGCTAATCCAGGAGCAATAATTGATTTCTTGACTGTTTCCCATTCAGATGGATCAAGTACTGATCTTGAGGATGAAGCAATTGTTTATACTGGTTTAAGTTTTGATCTTGAAAAGAAAGAAGACATTCTAAAACACGAAGATGCTAGTGATGAAGAAGAAACGGTTGAAGATGTCTTTAATACATTAAGTGAGAAACAAAAAACC